CTGTAGCGCGGCGATTTTTTTTGCATAGATTAACGACCATTTCTGCATAAGGTCGCCGCGCGATGATTGTCGATTCTGCACAATGCAAAATTGAACGCTAGAAATTTCGGATAATTAACTCGTTTGCCTGCATCTTGTTGTCTCCTAGTGAGTATTTCAGGCTCACAGTGTCGATATGCAGTCCCTCAAAGACGTCCCGCATCTCAGGGAGATCATTGACTGAAATTATCATATTCCCTTGAATAGAACGCGCCAACTGAGCCATGTGGCTGTATTGATCAAGCCCGAACTCAACACCGTAGCCACAGGTCTGCCAGTAAGGGGGATCTAAATAGAATAGTGAATGCGGACGGTCATACTTTTCAATGCAATCAGCCCAGCCGAGGTGCTCAATCATCGTACGAGACAGCCTCAGGTGTGCCGCTGATAGCGTTTCTTCAAGGCGCAACAGATTCAATCCCGCAGGTCTGGTGGTTGAGGTGCCAAATGTCTGACCATCAACCCTACCGCCAAAGGCCGTCGTTTGCAGATAGTAAAACCGCGCAGCCCTCTGTATGTCAGTGAGCACCTCAGTCGGCGTAGCCTTCGTCCACTCAAATACCTGACGGCTGGTTAACGCCCATTTAAACTGCCTTACAAACTCCTCTAAATGGTTCTTAATGACGCGATAAAGGTTGATTAGCTCACCATTAACATCATTAATAACCTCTACTTTAGAGGTCTCTTTGAGAAAATATAGCGCGGCACCGCCACAGAACGGCTCGACATAGCACGTATGCGCAGGGAATAGCGGCAAAATATGTTTTGCCAACCGACGTTTACCACCAACCCAAGGAATTATCGGGTTACTCATAAATATATGCCTCGCTTTACGATTGATTTAACTGATCAGTTTTTGATATTTGATCGGTTAAATCGATCAAATAAAATTGGGTACTAAAAAAGCCGCATATGCAGCTTTTTTAACATCATGTTAGCAAGTACTTATTCGGGTAATTGTGGCCACGTAATATCAGCCGTTTTTAATGCATCAATCCGCATTAATAGCACTCGGTATTTCTTCCACGCGGCAAGTTCGGTTACTTCATTACCTTCAGCGTACCCCACATCAACGGCATCTTGTCGCCAGCTAATCTCTGAATCAGCAACCGATTTTAGCTGACTCTTTTTAGCATTAATACTTGCGACTAGCTCATCATGAGTGAGTGGGGGTAAATCTACCCATGCGGGCCTTCCACTAGCCACACCTAATGTTTTTCCTACGGGTGGCGTCTGTCGCCAAAATGTTGCTAATTCCTCATCAGTGACGACAACAAGACTATCTGAAATTTCTGGAGGGTAACTTTCATCTTGAACCATATAGTCAGGAATGAACGTTATTAATGATGGACTAAATAATGCTCTCATATCAGTATCCTACTGCAAAATAATCGACAGAAATTGCAATGCGTGTTGTTGCGTTAGTCCAGCCAGATAGAGCGAAACTTGAAAGAGATCTACTGGCACATGCTGCCCATGCGCCATTGGTATAACTGTTGTTTTGTGATAAATGGATACCCAACACCTTATTGGGGAATGGAATAGGAAATGTCACTACGGTATCGCCTGATGCTAAGGTTGTTGCGGTGCCAAATTGAACAATAAAGCCACCGGGAACATCAGGAATTCGAATATAGTCATTCGCGGTGAATGTTCTTTTGCCAAAGATACTCATTAGCCCAACCAGCGAAACCAGCTTATCCGCAGTTCCCACCTGCATTTCCGCATTAGTTGCAATGCCCTTTTTAGCCGCGTCGCCTAAACCAAGGTTTAAGAGAGTCTGCGCAACAGCTGCCGGGCCAGCATCTTTTATCTCCGACAGTAAGTTAGTAATGGCCAAGTATTGATGATGGGGATTAGCTGTCTGGATATGGTCGCTCATCGATGTAACGATAGCATTAGCAACGAGTTTTACCGCTTTAGCAGTGGCTGCTAATGACTCACTATCGCTGGTGAGTGAGCTGATTAATTTGACAACCCCTGCCTGAGTCAAAGAGGCTGCTGGCAAGTCTGGGATGCCTGCCGTAATAAGGTTTAATATAGCGGTTAATAATTGATTGTTTTTTGTTTCATCTATTTCAATTTCAGCCTCAGTTAATACCGATATTAATTCTTGCTGAGTATTTCTGATAGCACCTTGCACATTCGTCAACCATAACCCAGGGACAATCGTACCTTGCTCACCAGTAGCTGGATTGCCATCATGGAATGCATTGTCAGGGGTATTAATCGGCGGCATGATATTCTTCATTATCAGCTCTCCTGGTAAGTGAAATAACAAAAGGTATGGGCGGGTTTGAGATTGTTAAATACGGTCTCAATCACTGTGTCTGAAAAGGAAGATAAGCGCTCACCCGCTGCCGATATGCCCGCCCTAAACCGGAATGTCTGTATCTTTGAACCAAACACATTCACCCGCCAGACCCAGATAATTTCTGGCGTCATGAGCATGTCACCAGCCCGATTAACCCCCGCTCTGAAGGGCTCCAGCTCATCAATGGTTATCTGATATCCGGCGCTGGCGGCAATGCGTTTAAAATAGGGAATACTGAGCCCACCGGACTCTGACAGCTTGATCAGCACCACCTGTAAACGTTGCTGATAGCTGGCTTCTGGCTCAGCGGTAATCTCCAGCACGCGCTCCCAATCAACCAGCAGGCTATTGGCATAAAAGGGAGTGACGCCCCCCAATACGGCATTAGCCAACAGTGAAGCGGTATCAAGGGCGTTACCTTCAGCCTGAATTTCGGCATTGATTTTTGGCTGTTGCGAGTCATAGGCCACAGGTGGCAATAGCAGACCTAATAATGTTGAGAATTTCATAGCAAGGCCACAGTGATCGTGCCGACACGCAACCACTCAACCACAGTGCCGTCGACTTGCGGGATGACGTTATTGATAGGGGAAATTATTTGTCGGTCAGTAACGCCAGTAATAAGGGAAACCAACATTTCAGCCTGGCTGCGAATAAAGGCTTCACCGGGCATCAGGCGGTTTATATAATTATTTAATGTCTCTTTAATTAATGCTTCTGCGGTATCGAAAGTAATACCACTTAATGTGACGTTAACCTCGATATCAAATGTCTTAATGGTTGGAGCCATCACTAATGAACTCTTAGCTGTCACCGGACGAACGTCATCAATATGGGCTTGTGTGGCGGTAATGATGGTTTCAGATGGCAGCCCGTCAGCAGAGGTGATCACAATATCAACGGTGCCTAAGCCACGGCGTAATGGATAAACAAACGCTGCCGTTACGCCAGTAACCTCCAGCGCCCAGCGCTTGTAGTCATATTTATTCCCGCCAGCAGGGGGGCGACGAATAATATCGAGCAATCGTGCCAGCAACTCTTCCGGGCTTTCCTGATCAGTACCGCCACGCATAACGCCAATGATAACGGTGCTGTCCACCCCGTCCGGTGTTGACGACAAGGTGCCAGACATTACCTGCGCCGTGTTCCCTGCCGTTCCTGCAATAGATGCCTGTGCTGTCACGGTTAACTTGCCATCAAGCCCGATAGTGGCCTGCTGAGTGGTCACAAATGAGAGCGCGTCACGCGTCACGGTTAATCCACTGGCCACGGTGGCATTAGGCTCACCTGTCAGGTTAATCGTGCCGGTTGCGGTGTTGGCGGGCTTGCGAACGATGCCCCGAGTCCGGCAATGCAACTCCAGAAACTCAATATCAGCGGTATCCGGGAATATCTGACGAACAATCCAGCCTTGATCTTGATATATTCCCGCCGCACAACTGGCCACAGATGAAGCCCGAATAAAGTAATCACTGTCTTGTGAAATATCGGCATCTGCTAATAAATTGCGAATATCGCGCAATATATTATCGCGGACGGCTTCTACGGTGGGTGTAATATGGGGCATCAGGCAACCCTCACTGGATGGCGAAACGTTTCTGATTGATTGGTGGCGGTTTCCACCACGATATGCAGCAATAACCAACCGGGCGTTGTTCTGCTGGTTGTCACGGTAATAGCAGTTGCGCGACCATCATCAATCAGGCGTTGTAGTGCCTGCTCGCTGTATTGGCGAGCCAGGGTATCAACACGCGGGACATCTTTCTCGCGAGCCAGCTCATGTAAACGTGAGCCCAACGAGGTATCGGCCCACCATGAGCCCAGCGGCACCATCAGGCTCAGGTAGACGGCATTGGCCAGCGTATTGATACGTTCGCCAGTGTAGTCGCGGGTTGAAGGGTCAATTAGCATGTCCATGCCGCCACTATGGCGACACAGAGCAAGAAAATTCAGGTGAAGGGGTTCAGTGGGTTAGGCTTTAGCGTCCGAGGTTGGGCCGCTCATACTGTCGATATGATGGTGTTTTAACAGTGAGATGAAACCAGCTTTAACATCGCCGTCGGTTTCGTAGTTGCCACCCGTCTGGTTGATATTACCCTCAAATGTTGCCCCAGTGCCACCCTTGATGGCCATACCACCATTACCGGTGATTTTATTCTGTGCGGTAACCTGCTCACTGGCAGTCACCATCGGGGTATTAAAATCGGCCTTTTCCTCAGCGTTAACCTCGTAATTCTTACAGGTCACACGATAGGTGTCGCATTCCACATCAATGATGCGACCACGCTTGAGAACGATTTTAGCCCCCTCATCGGTATAGAGGGCGACTTCACCAGATTTAAGCCCTTTCAGCCGATAGGAACCATGATCTGTGGCAATCACGATACCATGTGAAGTGGCCCCGCCAAGGGGCAATATCACTGCCATCGTTCCGGGTAATGGGTTAGATGTAAAGCCATAGTGCTGGAACAATTCATTATCTTGTAATTGCTCGCCCGCCAGTCCACGTGCCTGGACAGTTTGAACCTGTCCGTCACTATTAACCCGTGTTAACACGGCTCTAAAGGCTTTTCGAATACGGTTTAACGCCGCATTAATTCGACTATCAACATTATTCCACATCGACTATCCCCAGCTCTTTATTCTTTTTAGTCTTTCTTTTCCGGCCTTTTTTCTTTTTAGGGAAAGCATCCGGTATCCAGA